TTCAAGATCCACTATTTTGGAGAAGGATATTGGTTGAGTTTCTATCTCCAAATTGATATCCTCCAATTCCCTCTGCAGGTTCAAAAGTAGGTTGGCTGCCTCCTGGATTGCCTTTGTGTCTATTGGCGCTCCCTTTGGTTTATTTTTGTTGATCTCCTCTGTGGCTTTTTTCCAGGCATCTTCTACCTTCTCAATGGCTCTATTTGTTTCTGCCAGTTGGTTTGACGTAGCATCAAAGGCTGCCCCACCTTTTGTGAGTTTTTCAATATTCTCACTGGACAAAAGTGCCTGTTGTTGTTCCTTCTGTTGAATCTCCAATGGGACCTGGACCTTCACACCACTGAAGGCATCAGAGACTGCCACCTTTGCCTTCTCTCCAGATGATTTGAATTCCTCCTCCACTGCCTTGCCTAAACCAGTGAAGTTTTTTCTGATGTTGGCCTGTTGGTCAAGTGTTAATTTGTCAAAGACCTGTCTGGATGTCTCTGGTAAATTTTTAAGTGCCTCCTCAAATGAATTTCCCAATGTTATGCCTCCACCTTTGAGGGTGAGAAGTTGTTTGGTGATTCCATTGACTGCATTCTCACTTGCCTTGCCAATAAGATTGGCCTGTTGTTCATAGAGTGTGGCCAGGGTCTTCTCCTGTGACTGAAGGAGGATCTTTGCCTTCAGTGACACCATCACTTGTTTGTAGGCCAAATCCAGTTGTTCTACAAATTTTTTCTCATCAGAGATGTTTTTCAGAGTGGCCCCATATTTTGAATTGATCTCTTGGATCAGATCATTTCTCTCTTTGGATCCTGCATTTGTTTTCTTTAAAGTAGCAAATAATTTTTTGAGTTCTGTGTCCTCTTTGGCCAAAGACTCTGCAGTCTGGGCAGTGAAATTTTTGACTGCCTCCTGGGAGTCTATGAGTTCCTCATTGGACAGGGTCCATTGTTCTGTGGAATCTGCTATCTCACCAGTGGCATCACCCCAATCAGTAAGGAGTGCAATTCCTGTGGCCAAAAGTCCAAGTAATAATCCCAAAGGATTTGATTTGATGGCAAAATTCCAGACCTTCTGGGCTGCTGCTGCAGATAGTGTGGCCACTGCATTCCTTCTCTGGGCAATGGTTCCCCTGGTTGTGGCTGCAGTGAATAGATTCTGAACAAACACCATTCCAGTTTGTAAAATTGCCCAGACTCTCTTTCCTGCTGCATTGAGGGCAGTGGATGTGGTGTTGATAATGGTTGCCTGTGTGGCTTTGAACATTGCCCCTGTGTAGAGGATCACTGCTCCTGTGACTATACCAATGGCCACCCTGTTCTGATCCACAAATGTGGGAAGATTCTGAAGGGCTTCCACCAGTCCAGACAAAACATCAATGAGGACTTCTGCTGCAGGTAGAAGAGCCTCTCCAATGGATCTCTGCAATGCACTCACATTCCCCTGCAATGTACTCACCCTTCCAGTGAATGATTGTGAGAGGGCATCAGTTAGACCTGCAAACTTCCCACCTTCAGTGGTCAATGTTTTGAAAGCCTCCTCCAAATTTGAAAATGAGATTTTTCCCTCACTGCCAAGTTTTTTGACCTGGTCAACATTCACTCCCAGTTGATCTGCAAAGATTCCTAAAATTGGCACTCCTGCCTCTGTGAGTTGATTGATGTCCTCTCCATAGAGAGTCCCTGCCACCCTGGCCTTCCCATAGATGAGTGTCAATTCATTGAAGTCCTTCCCTGTACCTGCAGAGATGTCACCAATTCTTTGAAGGGTTGTGGTGAGTGTGTCTGCCTCTTCACCAAATGCCAAAAGTGCTTTCCCTGCATTCTGGACCTGTTCTGGAGTGAATGGTGTGGCCACAGAGAATTTTTCCAGATCTGCCAGGACCTTCTCTGCCTCCTGGGCAGATCCAAGGAATGTGGTGAAGGATATTTTGAGGGCTTCAAAGTCTGCTGCTGCCTGAATGCTTCCCTTGCCAAAGTTGACCAAGACATCAGTCAAAGCAATTGCCCCAAATGTGGCTGCTGCCCCTTTTATTGTGTTGCCAAAATTGGACAGAATTCCTCCTGTCTTTTTTGCTTCTCCCTGGATCTTTGCAAGTTCAGACTGGACCTTTCCAAGTTCTGATTTCAAAGAGGCAGTGTCTGCCTGAATTCTGAATAGAATATTTTTGACTGCCATCTTCTGGTCTTTGTTTTTTTATGTGGATGACATCCTCCTATTTGTTCCATGGCTTGGACCATTGTCACTTCCTTTGATTTTCTCCACTGACTTGTTTTTCTCATCAATGATCTTCATCCATGTGGAAATGGTCTGATAGTATTCATCAACAGAGAGGGACTCCATCACCTTCATCTCTGATGGCTTGGAATCACAAACCAGTTGGTTCAAAAAGTTTATGTCATCAATGTATCTGTTGATTTCAATTTGTGAATAGAGTGGTTGAGTTTTTCTATGTTGACCTGGTTGATCTTCAAATATTCTACTATAGCGAATTCGGAGGACTCTGAAAACTTGGTTGTGAGTTTCCAGGCCCTTTCCAAAAAAAAAGAGAGAGCCTCCTCATCAGACTTCAACAAGTCTCTTTTTTTCTTTTTTGACATCTCATCCATTCCTGTCTCATCCTCACCATCAATGACAAAGTAGATGGTGGCCAGTTCCAAAAGAGTTTCCTCTTCACCAAGGTAGTTGATCCTGAATTCCACCTCTGCCAATAGATGGAATAGATCCACAATCTTTCCCTCATTGGCATTCCTCTTCATCTCCTGGATGAGTCTGATCATTTGATATCTTGTCAAATTCATGTCTGCAAATCTGGTGGCCACCTCTGCTGATATGGCCCTCTTTGCAGGAATAGTCAATGGGTTGTTGTATTCATACCATGACACACCATTTTTATCCGTGTAGATCTTTGTCATGGGGATCTTCCTGTCCATTGTTGTGGAGGATGTTCCCTTTGGTTTTGGTTTCCAGAATGTCATCTCTTTGTCTGTTTTATGATTGATGGGTTGTTTGGTTCAAATATAGTCATTTGATGAATTTAATAAAATCATGATGGTATGTCCAAAGGAAGTATCTGAAACAATCCAACAGATGGGTGGAGTGTTTGTCTTTTGATTTGTCAATGTCACCCTGGGCATCAGTCTGGACTGACTGCAGATCATTGATCAACCATTGACATGATGAGTCAATCGCAAATTCTGGATGTCTCTCCAAAATGGAGTTCACCAGGACTCTGGAATTCTTTATGGATGGATTGATGCTGGGGACTTTGAATGATGACTTTGGGAGATCCAATTGTGATTTGATGATCTGGTAGTAGTTCATGGATCCTTGGGTCATTGCAGATCTGTTTGATCCACTGGCATCACCAGTCACTTGAAAAATCTGCCTACCAAATGTCACCAGGATGGCCTCACATAATGCATAGATGTCTGAATTCCTCAATCTAAATTCCTTCAATATTTTGATAGATCCATTAAAGGATTGACCTGCCAGGCAAGTGATGGGATCCACATTGAAGTCAAATGATAGGATGATGGGTTCACCCTTTTTGATCTGAAGTCCAGGTCTGACATTCCTGCTTTTTTGGAAGGCATAGGCAAAGGGTCTCTCCACATCCATGATGTCCCAGTTCCCTTTGACAAAGATCTCCCTGGTCATCTCATCAATGTTGGCCAGTCCTTCCAAGTATGTATCTGGAAGTGATGGATTGTCAACCATCAGTGACTGCAGGTAGTAGTGATCTGATGGTAGTTCACCTTTGATGGATGGTTCATGGAAGACCTCTTTGGTCCAGTTCTGTGATGGGTTGCAGGTGACCATGATGATGGGCATAGGTTGCCTCTCCATCCCTGGGATGATGTGCCTGCCTGCCCTCAATTTGCATTTCTCAAAGGTCTTCCTCTGGCATTCCTGTCCTTCCTCAATCAAAAAGAAGTTTGCCTCAATTCCATCAAATCTGGTTAGATTTTTATCCTGTACATAGTTCTCTGGAAAAAAGGTGAGTGATGATCCATTGCGAAATCTCACCACTTGGTCTGTTTGGTTGAATGACTTGATGAATATTTTTGGGCATAGTTTAAAAAATGAATGGATGGTGGTCCTCTTCAGGGATGGCAAAGACTCTCTGATCACAAATGACTTTGAATTTGGATAGACCTTGGCCAACAGAATAAGTGTGGCCAGTGACACATAGGACTTCCCTCCACCTGCTGCTCCACCAAATAGTAGGTGTCTGAATTTTCCAGAGAAGACTGCATCAATGAATTCTTTTTGTTTTGCGTGTGGCTCAAATAGGACTCCACTCATGTGATGATGTTGATCAACCATCCTACTGAATCAATAATCCATCTTACCATATTGATTGATCCAATGATTATTGAAATCAATATCCAGATGGTCAATGTCACTTGGGTTTTAAATTTGGGACTCCAGTTCAATGGTTGGTTGTGTGTTCTTTGCATCATTTGAATTTGATTGTTTGGTCCCCAATTTTAAACACCTGCTCCTCTCCTCCAAAGTCCATGGTCAGGTCTTCATTCCAGTGAACTGGATCACTATTTTTCAGGGCAAAAATGATGGCAGTGGCATTTGGTGAGATATATTTTTTACGTTTTTTCACCCTCTTTCCCACCAGTTCATTCTTTTTGTTGTAGATCTCCTCCACCTCTTCCTCCTCCACCCAGAATCCTTCCACTAATCTTTGAAGTCCAGTGGAGGCTTTCTCTCTGATTCCTTCCTTCTCCACTCTGGAATGGGCATCCTTGGCCTTTTTGAATAGTTCTGCAATTTCGGAAACGTCTGCACACCAATTCCAAAATGTCCTGGCAGTGACTCCGAGTTCACCACAACAGGAATCCAAAGTCACACCACCAAGTTCATAGAGTTGGCAGATCTTCTGGGACATTATTTTTTTGTCATCCAAAGATCTCTTTGTGGTTTTTTTTTCAGTCTTCATTTATTTGGTGGGTGATGGATCTGATAGTCAAAGTTGTTCAAATTTACAATTTTCTAATCATTCTCATCATTTTCCCCATCCAAATCGTTGAGATCACAAAGGAGTTCCATGGATCTGATCAATTGGACCCTGGATTGTTCTATCATCTGCCACCTCCAGTGAAATTCATTGAGTGAGACATCTGGGTCATTTGCCCAATTGATTTGCAGATCATCAATGATCTGATTGAGAGTATTAATAGGATTCATTTTTTGTTGTTTTTTTTTCTCTCTTTGACCTCATAAT